TTAGACCCGTTGAGGTACAGCACACCGTTGGCTGTGCCGCCGGAGAGGGTGAGAGAGCCTGGATTGGTTCCAAGTTCGACAACAGAGCCACCGCTGTTTTTTGTGTACAACTTTTTATCTGTTACATTGACAGCAAGTTCGCCTTGCGTTAAGTCGCCTGAAACAGGAACTGCCGAGGCTGTGCTTGAGTTTTTAGTAATAATTGTGGTCATATTATTTCCTTAGTAGGTTCCACCGTTAATAGTTGTTACATATCCTGCTGCTGTAGTGGCACTGGCGGCTGCTGCCGTGGCACTAGCGGCTGCGTTAGTGGCGCTAGTGGATGCACTAGAGGCACTGTTGGAAGCGTTAGTGGCACTAGTGCTTGCACTAGAGGCGCTATTGGAAGCATTAGTCGCGCTAGTGCTTGCGCTAGAGGCACTGTTAGAAGCTGAAGTAGCGCTGTTTGCTGCGTTGGTAGCGCTAGTGCTGGCGCTAGAAGCACTCGAAGCAGCGTTAGTGGCACTAGTGGATGCGCTAGAGGCACTAGAGGCTGCATTAGTCTCGCTTGTTGCCGCATTAGAAGCACTCGTGTTAGCTGCTGATGCACTGACGCTTGCTTCAGATGCTTTTGTTGTTGCTGTGCTGGCAGATGCGGCTGCGCTAGAGGCACTAGAGGCTGCGTTAGTTTCACTAGTGGCTGCATTGGAAGCACTTGTGCTTGCACTAGAGGCACTAGAAGCCGCATTAGTGGCGCTAGTGGATGCATTGCTGGCACTAGTACTGGCACTAGAGGCACTAGAGGCAGCATTGGTGGCGCTAGTGGATGCACTAGAGGCACTGTTAGTGGCGCTTGTGGCGCTGCTGGCTGCATTAGTGGCGCTAGTGCTTGCGTTACTGGCGCTAGTGCTTGCTGCTGAGGCACTAGAGGCCGCATTAGTTTCACTGGTGGCAGCGTTACTGGCGCTAGTGCCTGCTGCTGAGGCGCTAGTGCCTGCTGATGAGGCACTAGAGGCCGCATTAGCGGCACTTGTACTAGCCGATGAAGCGCTTGTAGAGGCATTAGAGGCGCTAGTGCTTGCGTTACTGGCGCTAGTGTCTGCTTCAGATGCTTTTGTTGTGGCTGTTGTAGCACTGGCTGATGCACTAGAGGCGCTAGAGGCTGCTGCTGTAGCGCTATCGAAAGCTTCCACGGCTTTGGTTGTAGCGGTTGAGGCACTGCCGGAAGCACTGGAGGCACTGGTAGATGCTCCAGAGGCTGCGGCAGAGGCACTAGCAGCGCTTGTGGCTGCGCTAGAGGCGCTAGAGGCGGCAGAAGTTGCATAGTCAGCCGCTTCAGCAACCTTAGCAATAACTAGGGCTGCTTGGCTTGCTGCATCGTCTGTAGCGTCTCCTGAACCACCGGGGCCACGGTATATTGCCATTTAAACTCCAAATAACTTTTTAGAAATTGTTGTATCCGGCACAAACTTAGTATCATACCATGATTGTAACGGAGTTGCTATATCTGCTGGGGCAGTTGGAAACAATCTGTTATAATTTTGTTGTACTTGCTGAAAGTATTCAGGCTGGTACGGATTCATTCCGCTATATGTACCTGTAAAAGGTGTTACTTGAGGAATGGGTGGTAAATTAGTATACTGATAAGAAGGTGTAGGCGTACTTGATAGAGCCTGTAATGCTTTAACGCCACCAGTGATACCACCAAAAAGACCTAATCCCGTCTTAAGTAAACTAGCTATTTGTGCGTTAGTCAGATTCGGTATAGTTGGTTCTGACGGGGCTGACGGAAAATATGTTTCTGCTGGAATGTTTGTATAATCTGGAGGGACATAATCTTCGGGCGGCGGTGTAGCGTCCATAGGATTACCAGAGTATTCATAAGGAACATCTGGTGTTCCCATTATTTCTAGAACAGCTTGCTCAGTAGGCATTGTTGTTGTATCGTATCCCGCCCCTGGTTCTAAATTGTAAAGATAATTGTCTATTGCTGTTGTATCTTGAAAAATATCAGGCTCTATAGTTACTTGAGGCATAGAAGCAAGAACATCTTGCTCGGTAGGCATCGTAGAAGTATCATAAGGCCCAAAACCGCCTTCTAAATTACTCAAATATTCCTCAGCAGCGGCAAGATCAGCAGCATTTAAGCCGCTTGTAACCCCACCCATGAGAGCGCCTGAAGTAAAGTCACCGCCTTGAATAGCTGATTTTGTTCCACCTACTAGCGCATCAGCAGCAATGTTAGCGGCTGTATCGCCACCCAAAGCAGCGCTGATTTCTGGAGAGATAACTTCACTTCCAAAATAACTTAAAGCTGCGTTAGTAAGTGCTTTTGTTGGGTCTGCGCCCTGACTTATATCGTATGCAGCTAATACAGGGGCTGCTTGTCCTCCTGTTGCTACATTTAAGGCAAGCCTTCCTAGTTGTGTGTCCACAACAGGTTCAGATACATCATGCCATACATCTACCGCTGTATCTACAACATTGGAAACGGTATCTACAACAACGCTTCCAATATCACTAACGGTATCTGAAACTGCTTCTACAACGCTTGATACTGCTCCCATTATAGTTCTACCTTGGCTTCGTAGCCTTCATCGGTTTGAGTTATTTCAGCGTCAAATCCAGCGGCTTTAAACATTCCTGCCTGTTTAGGATTCTGAAACTGAGTGACAGCGTATTTAAAGCCCATTTTTTTAAACATTGCTGCAAACTTAGCCATGTTTGACAAATACACACGAGGCTCGTCTGCACTGAATGAGTGAAACTCTACGGTTTCGTTGTCCACTTTTTTGAACAATATTGCAGTATTTCCCTCACGAACTAGTTTCCCTCCTTGTTTAAGGGTGTAATTGATAAAAGAACCTACCTTTTTAATATCCATGTAGGCTGGTTGATTTCTCTTTACATCAATCTCAAGAAGTTCTTGAAGGGTCATTAAATTAACTCCGGCTCTGTTGCTTTATATATTTCTTTTTAATTTCTTCTTTTTTTTCTTCAACAATAACTTCTTCCCATTCGGGATTATTCTTAAAACTAAGGATGTCTCCTTCCTCTACGACAGTCGCGTAGCGATTAGGATCATCATTATTTATCATTTTGAATGTCGCCATAACTTAAAAGAACCCCACCCTTGTGAGGTGGGGCCTTCTTAGACTAGTATCAAGCCAAGACGATCAGCGGAACGCACGAGGTATCGCGCAGTTCAGACACGCCATACAGAGTGTCAGCAGTAAACAGAGTACCCAAGAACTCTTGTTTGTACTGAGTCTGTGAACGAATACCAAGCTGTTCGACCAGAACGGCAAAGTCGCGCTGGAACAACAGAGCTACTTTATCAGGAGTAGTAGCAGCAGTGGTATCGCAGTTGGTAGACACATAGACCTTAACGCCATAGATATCGCCAAACTCGCCGTTCATCAGGGTAGAACCCGTGCCTTTGAAGGCTTGCTCGGTGAAGCGGTTGATACCCAGCATGGAGTTACGAGCCACAGGAGGAACCACCAAAGCGCGTCCGTCCATAGGCACATCTGCATCGTCAAGAACTTGGATAGCCTTACGGATACCTGCGTCAGCGATAGCAGCAGCGTTGGACGAGCTATAGGTGTAAGCAGCGCCGGTGGAACCAATCAGGCCACCAGAATACTGCTGGTTAGCCGCATTGCTGCCGTTAGCGCCACGACCCAAGCGGATCAGGCTGGTGTCAACTTGTTTAGCCAAGGCATAGCCAGCATCTTCAGTGTAGAAACCACGCAGGCTCGACAGAGCTTGTGCTTCTACGATGTCCTCGATCAAGCGAGAATACTCGTAGTGGTTGTTGATCGACACAGAAATGTCGCTATCGCTTTCAGCAATCAGAGTAACCGTGTTAGCGGCAGACTTAGCAGAAGCAGAACCACGGGTGGGGCTAGGAATGTGAACGGTGTCACCTTTCTTGCCTTTGAAGTTCATCTTCTTAACCAAGTTAGCCATAACCAGGTTTTTCTTGTATGCAGCAACGATCTCGTCACTCCATACTTCAGGAATAAAATTCGCTGCGCTGGTGGTTGTTACGGCATTTGCGCCGGAAAAAGTATTTGCCATTTTATAAAGCTCCTAAAAGTTTGTTTATCGTACCCGACCCTCAGCATAAGCTTTCATAATTTCTGGCTGTAGCTGTTCATAACGGTCAGGATCTGTCATTTTTAGCCGGATTAGGTCAGCACGGCGATAAACTTTGGCAGAAGACTCTCCAGTACCTCCAACATCCACTGCTGCGGCTTTAAGATTTTGTTTCAAAACCTTTTGTCCCATCTCAGCGGTCTGTTGCGTTTTCACGCTACGAATCTGTTTGAATGTACTGAGCAATTCATCAGCAGCTTCAAAGTCATATTGCTTGTCAGCAATAGTGAACATATTCAAACGAATAGGTGAAGCTTTCACCCACTCTTGAAACTCACCGTCCCCAATAACTTCTGCATAATCAGGATGCTTTTGTTGAAGCATCTGCTGTGTTTGCATGAGTTTGAACTGTTTTGCAGCCTCTCGTGCAGCAATAATATCGGGATGAGTTTCAACTGCTTTTTGAACCGCTGTTTTCGGATCTTCAAAAAAGTCTATCTCTGTCTCTTGTTTAGCAACTGGTTGCTCTTTATTGAGGTTTTGCTTAATAAGCTGGTCTGCTAACTTCCGCACTTCGCCAACCTCTTGTGCCTGTCTTCCAATAAGCTTTTCAGCCTCTTGGTGCATCTTCACAATATCTTCAAGGCTCTTACCCGCATATTTATCGGGAACCTTGTAAGCTTCTGGTTCAGGAGTTACTTCCTGTTCGACTTGCTTCTGTTCTTCAGCCTCGATCTCACTAGGCTTCTCAATTTCTTCGTCAATCAATGCCATACTCACCTCTCCTGCCGAGTTAACGGTTCTAGGATATTTATAAAATGGAACAAACTTTAAAAGTTTTCTGTTCCGTTCTGTTTTCGCTCCACGGCTAATTTCTCAGCCCTTTTACGCTCCCATGCGTCATACGCTGTTGGAAATTGACCTGTAATTCCCTCAAGCTTAAACACGGGTGGAGATATGATTCGTTCAGCATCTTGTGAGCATTCAGGACACCTTACAACTCGGATACTATCGTCTATCAATCTCTCGGTTGTGTGATTATTTTTACAAGTAAAATCAAAGATTCTGTTCATCTTGAAGTTCCTGGTAAACCTTCTCACACGCTTCCTTCCGTTGAAGAACCAGATTAAGAATATCTAGCTGTCCCTGACGAAAATACAATGTTTGAGTATCAGCGACAGTAGATAAATCGTTTAAACTAGTCTTTAACTTCTCGAAATCTTCTATCAACAAGTTCCACCCATCGGTGGACATCATCGAAAATGTTTCTTCGTAATATTTTTGTAAGGATTGTTCCATTTGGAGTCCTGATAATTAATAATTACAGAATGTATCAGAAAAACAACACTTTGTCAAGCCTTTTTTAACATTTGTAGTTGCGCGATACGCTCATTTGATGCAATATCGGCTGCTTTTAGGTTAACTTGCTTCTCTTTTAGCATTACATCAGCCAATTTAAGGCGTTTTTCAAAGTCTGTACTCTTATCAATGTTGGTTGCAGCGGCTTGAATGATGTCAACTCGATGCTTTTCAGGCAACAATTGAGCCTCGATCATGGCTTTTTGAGCCTCTGCCTGCTCTTTAGCGGCTTTTGCTGTCAATTCCTGCGCCTGAGCCTGCTTAATAGCCTGATCAAGTTGCTGAGACTGCATAACAGCCTGCTGTTGCGCTGGATTGGGCTGGCTCATCTGATCCAAAGCGGTCATAAGCTCGCCACGGTTGGTCAAAGAGCTATTTTGCAGGATTCCCTTGAGAATAATAGGCAAAACTGGCGTGTTTGGCCCTAGCGTTTGCAATAGACCGATAAACTGCTGTTGTTCGTACTCCCGCGCCATAATACCTAGGGTGGCAGTGGGGATAAATTCCATATCCACGGACGGGTAACGCTCAGGAGCAAACTGCATATACCTGAAAGCAGCCTTTTTGATGAACGGAATCAGGAAATCTTCCTGGAAATTGCTCAGGGTGCGTTTGTATTTCTTGATGATACCCGCGAGTACCATGCTCATTCCGCTAGCTCCTGCGTCCCTTGGAGCCTGTGTAGGCATACCAGAAGCGTCTACCGTGCCTGTGGCCTGAAGCAGCATTCTTTCAAAGTTTTGAGCCGCCTGAGCGTTTGATCCATCGGTTTGACCAAACTTAAACGGCATCAGAATCTCTGAAGGAGAGCCGTTAGTCAGAATAGCCTTACCCGGACGAACCTCAAACTTAGCGCCACGAGGCAGACGGGTAGCGT